GGGGGGCGGCGGGGGGGGCCGGGGGGGGGGGGGGGGGGGGGGGGTGTGCGGGCTGGCTTGGCGGCGCTACAGCGCCCACCACTCCACGACGAGGATGGACGCGTCGGCGTCGGTCTGGGCGTCGTAAGCGCCCTCGGTGCTGATGACGACGGCGCCGCGGGCGGGCTCGGCGCCTTCCACGGCCAGCGCCACCTGGGCGGCCACGGCGGCGGCCTCGGTGGCGTTGCGGCCCCAGCACTGCACGGTGAGCGTGGCCTGGTCGGCCATCACGTCGCCCAGCAGGTTGTGCGTGAGCTCGTGGCGCGCGCCGAAGGCCACGTAAGGCAGCGCCAGGCCCTGCGGCACGGCGTTTTCGCTGATGCGCGTGCCCACCAGGGCCGCCAGGCCCGGGTGCGCCACCAGCAGCGCGCGGAATTCGGCCTCGGCGCTCATGATCCTGCTTTGCCCCCGGGGTTGTTGAGCTTGTCGATCTGCCGGCCGGCCGAGGCGATGAACACCTGCAGGGCCTCGGGCAGGCGGTCGGCGGCGCGCTGCAGGAAGCTGCGCGGCTGCGCGAACCGCGTGCCGAACTCCAGGAAGCGCCAGTAGAACGGGTCGGTCGGGCTCTTCGCCCCGCGGGCGCCGCTCTTGGCCGGCCGCACGTTGACGAACACGCCCACGTTGCCCTCGCGCCGCGCCTGCTTGCTGGTGCGCACGACGATCGCCTGCTTGACGGTGCCCGGCCGCCGCACGCCGCGGCGCACGGGCTGCGCCGACGCCGCGATCACGGGGGCGCGGGCCTTGGCATCGTCGCGCACCACGCGGGCGCCCGCGGCCAGCGCGTTGCGCAGGATGCGGCGCTTGAGCTGCGCGGTGACGTTGCCCAGCGCGGCCTTGAGGTCGGGGATGCCGGTCACGGTGGCCTTGATCACGACGCCGCCCCCGCGCGCGGGCCGCGCACGCACAGCAGCTCCAGGTAGACCCCGGCGCCGCCCACGTTGACGGGCTCGCCCACCAGCTCGAGCGGCTGGCCCTGCCACAGCACGCGCATGCTGGCGGTGATGTCGGTGCGGTAGCGCACGAGCACGGTGCAGTCGAAGGTGGCCTGCTCCTGCCCGGCGGCGAAGAAGTCGCGGCCGCGGCGCGGCGCCACGCGCGCCCACACGTTGGTGGCCACGTCCACCCAGGTGTCGCTGGCCTGGCCGCGCGCGTCTTGCCCGGCGCTGCGGGCCTGCAGCGTGACGAGCTGGTCGAGCGAGCCGGCGCTGATGTGTGGCAGGTTCACCAGTACAGCCTTTCCGAGTCCAGCAGCGCGTCGGCGAAGCGGTTGGGCAGCTCGGCCACGCTGATGCCGGCGGCGAAGGCCTCGCGGTTGCGGTACAGGGCGCCCAGCTGCAGCAGCAGCCAGGCGCGCACGCTCTCGGGCACGGTGTCGGCCGTGCCGCCGTAGCCGCTGACGAAGCTCACGCGCACGGCGTTGGCCTGGTCGCGCGTGGCGGGCCAGGTGGCACCCAGCGCGGGCAGCACGTAGCCGGGCATCAGGTCGGCGTCCAGGCTGTAGGAGCTGGGCGCCAGGGTCTGGTCGACGCCGGCCGCGTCGGTGTAGACGATGCTGGTGATGCTCTGCACGCGCGGGCGCGGCAACACGATCTCGTCCTCCGGGAACGCGTCGATCAGCAGCTGCCAGGTCTGCGACATCAGCGCGCGGTTGAGGTGCTGCTCGGCGGTGCGCGCGGCGGCGCGGATCATCAGCGTGATCAGCTCGTCGTCGGCGGTGTGCTGCACCTTCAGGTGCAGCTTGGCCGTCTCCAGGCTGACCGGCAGCGCCGTGGGCGGGGTGATGAGGCGCAGGGACATCGGTCAGACCTCGACGAGGTTGGCGGGCCGCCGGCCGCGCGACAGGTTGGCCGGCCGCGCGCCGGTGCTGAGGTTGGTGGTGTCGCCGCGCCGGCCGGGCGTGGTGGACAGCGTGCTGGGCGGCTGCAGGATGCTGGCCACGGCCACGCCCACGGCCGGTGTCAGGCTGGCGCGGCGGGTGGCCTTGGCCTGCAGCACGCCGACGCTGGCCACGCCGGCCGCCGGCACGATGGCGGCACGGTTGCCGGCCGCCAGCAGCGTGGCGGCCGTGGCCAAGCCGGCCGCTGGGCCGAGCGTGGCCCGCCGCGTGGCCTTGCCCACCACCAGGGTGGCCGAGGCCAGACCCGCCGCGGGCGCGATGGCAGCCCGGCGCGTGGCCTTGCCGACCAGCGTGGCCGCGGTGGCCGCGCCGGCAGCCGGCGTGATGCTGGACCGGCCCGCCACCGAGAACAGCGTGGCGGCGGTGGCCGCGCCCGCAGCCGGCGTGATGGCTGCGCGCCGCGTGGCCTTGCCCGCCAGGGTGCCGGCCGTGGCGGCGCCGGCCGCCGGCGTGATGGCCGCCCGGCTGGTGGCCTTGCCGACGACGGCCACCGGCGTGGCCGTGCCGGCGGCGGCGGCCAGGCTGGCGCGGCGAGTGGCTTTGCCCGCCAGGGCGCCGGCCGTGGCCACGCCCGCAGCCGGCACCACCGCCGCGGGCACCGTGCCGCGGCTGGCCAGCGTGTTGACGGTGGCCGCGCCCGCAGCAGGCGTGACGACGCCGCGCGCCGTGGCACGGCCCACCAGCACGGCCGTGGTGCTGACGCCGGCCGCGGTGGCTGGCGTGCCCGGCTGCACGAAGCCGCCGCCGCCCGTGCCCGAGTTGGTGGTGCCGAAGGCCTCGCTGTCGGCGACGGTGCTGCCGTCGGCGCTGATCTCGAGCGTGTACTCGGTGTTGGGCGTCAGGCCGCTGACGGTGACCGGGCTGGCCCCGATGGCCACCCAGGCGCCCGCGCTGCCGCCCAGCAGGTACACGCGGCGGTGCGTGGCCGCACCGGTGTAGGTGAACGTGACGCTGGTTTCGCCCGGCGTGACGGTACTGATGGTGGGAGCACCGCCAACGTCGAACACCGGCCCCAGCGCCAGCCCGCCCGTGGTGAACACGGGCCGCAGCTCCAGCGCGCCGCCCACGGGCGGCAGCGGGGCGGCGGCGAACAGCAGCAGCAGCATGGGGCGCGTCGGGTGCTAGGTCAGCACGCGGGCATGAAGACGTACCACGCCGGCGAGACCAGCATCCACAGGTCGTGCAGCAGGGCGCTCATCACAGGCTCTCCAGCTGCGCGAGCGTCAGCTCGGTCTCGGTGATCTCGGCGTCGAGCGCCGCCACGCGCTGCACGTCGCCCACGGCGGCGGCGTGGCCGCGCTGCTGGCTCAGGGTGGCCAGGCGGTTGGCCACGATGGTCTTGAGTTCGGTGATGGTCATGGTGGCCCTCCGTCAGACCAGCGGGATCAGCTCTTGGCTGATGCTGGACAGGTGCGACTGCAGCAGCACCACGTCGTAAAGCTCGGTGCCGTCCAGCGCGGCATAGGCCGCCATGCGGTTGCCCACCGCGGCGGTGCCGGCCTGGACGAAATCGGTGGGGGTGTACGGGCTTAGCACCCGGTTTTGCACGTCGAAGCGGTAGATCTGGTTCAGCGCCGACGCTGCGTAGATGTTCAGGTAGAACATCCGCCCCTCCTGGCCGAACGGCGAGTACGCGCCGCTGGTGCCGGTGGTCAGCGCCACCGCTCCGTCGATCACGACGGCGCCCGTCCAGGTGCCGGTGATGCTGGCCGCGATGTCCAGCGTGTCCAGCGTGGCCGCGCCGCCGCGCCAGAAATACTGGACGCTGTGCCGCGCGTTGCGCGCCACGTCGGGCTGGATGCCGAAGCTGGGCATCCACATGCCGCCGGCCGCGTTGGCTGCCGGCGCGGCGCCGAAGTAGGTGGTGCTCCAGCTGCCGGCGGTGATGCTGTTGGTGCCGTTGTTGATGGTGGCGTCGCTGTAGTTGTACGTGTAGACCGTGGTGGTGGCGGAGCTGCGCAAGAGCAGCAGGTTGGGCAGCTCGATCACGTACTTGGCCGATGCGCTGGGCGTGGTCGTCCAGGCGGTGCCCAGCGTGTAGACCGGGCTCGGCCCCGCCGTGTGGCTGGCGATCACGCGGCGCTGGCCCACGGCGGCGGGCGTGGTGGTGTCCTCCACCACGCGGATCACGTAGTTGCGGTACTCGTTGGCCGCCACCACGGCGTCGCCCAGCGTGGCCTGGCCGGTGAGGGTGCCGCTGGCCGCGGCCGTGGCCGTGAGCGCCGAGCGCGAGGTAACGCCGGTGTCGTACACGTAGGCGCCCTTGATCATGCCTTCGCCGGGCGCGCAGTTGTACGGGGTGTACTGCTCGTCCAGCACCAGGATGGCGCTGTCGGTGGCGATGGTGGCCGGCAGGCCCGTGGTGGACAGGCCGGTGCTGAGCGTGTTGCTGGCCACCTCGAAGCTGCGCCAGCTGTTCGCTGCAGTGGTGCCCGCCCCGAGCATGAACACCCGGCCGGCCAGGATCTCGTAGCGCGCGCCGGTGGCCGGGGTGAAGCCGAACGACGACAGCACGTCGATCTTGGGCGTGGTGCCGGCCGTGTTGGCCACGATGAAGCGCTCGGCCGTCTTGCCTGCCGCCGTGTCGATGATCCGCAGCTTGAACCCGTACTCTCCGGCGCCGCCGCGGTTGGCCAGCATGTTGAGCCCCACCGCCGTGGGCAGCGCAGTGCTGAGCGTAACGCTGGTGGTGGTGGCACCGGCGGCGATGGTGCCGGTCAGGCCCATGCTCGGCACGAACGCCATGGCCGCACCGGCGCCGAAGGTGCCGGCCAGCGCCGGGCTCTGGACCAACGACCAGGCCTTGGTCACGATGTTGAAGCGGTTCAGCACGGTGTTGCTGACCAGCTGGTACACGAACGGGTTGCGGCTGACATCGCTGCGCATGTCGCTGGCCAGGCACGCGGCGGCGGCATGCGCGCTGGGCGCGGGCGCCACCTGCGCCCACATCATGCGGTCGATGACTTTTTTGAACGTGTTGGGCATGGGAGCTCCGGGTCAGGTGATGCGCGCGCGGACGCAGTCGGCCCAGGCGCTTAGGTTGGTCTGGTTGATCAACATGCTGCCGTTGCGGCCGTCGATGTTGGTGAGGCCGGTGACGGTGGCGCAGGTGGTGACCGTCGTCACGGTGGTGACTGTCGTCACGGTGCCGCTCTCCAGCACCGTGGTCGTGCGGCTGCGGTCCAGGCTGCGGTCATAGCCCAGCGGGCTCATCAGCCGGGCCAGGATGCGGTTGAGCAGGCTGGTCGGCGTGCTCGTCTCCTGGATCGGCAGCGGGTTCGCGTCGCTCACGTCGCGCGCGGTCTTCGCGTCGTCTGGGCCTTCGAGCGTCACCAGACCGACAGCCTGCGCGTGAGCCATCTCGCCGCTGTACGACACCTCGCGCGTGGCGACCTTGGTGGCGCTCGGTGGCAGGGTTACGTTGTCAAGTGGCACGGTGGCCTCCTTAGCTTGCGATGACCGGCCCGGACGCAGCCACCGGGGCGGGGCTCTGCGTCGTGGTGCCGTCGGAGTTGGTGAGCGTCACCCAGCGGTAGGCGCCGACGGCGATGCCCAGGCCGGTGATGTCGATAGTGACCTGGCCGCTGCCGTTGAACGTGAGCGACGTGGCGGTCTTGATGACCGTGCTGCCGGTGGTGGGCGCGCTGGTCGAAAGCACGGCGGCGCTGAAGCCGCTTTGGCCGGCCGCGTCGGGCACGGTGACGACCAGGCTGGTGGCGTTGGCCGTGACCTCGAAGCTGGCCGATGTGACGCGGTTGCTGTCGTTGCTGGCCGCATCCGTGTGCAGGTAGTGCAGGTATCGCGTGCCCGCGCCGCCGCTGATGGCGCCGCTGGCGATGGTCTGTGTGCCCGTGGCGGTGACCGACTGCGAAACAGCCCGCAGCGCCGCCGCGCCCGTGTGATCCTGGCCGGCCTTGATCTGCGCGACGCTCGGCTGCGTGGCGCTGGCCGTGGCGACGGCGTAGAGGGTCCCGTTGCCATCGTTGGTGCTCACCGTGCCCGAGCACACCCCCACGCCGCCTGTGCCGGTGGGGCTGCTGAGGGTGGGGGGAGTGGTGTCGCCACCAGGCGCATCAACCGGCGGGTTGTCGCCGCTGTCGTAGGTGGGCGAACCTGTCGCCACAAGTGACAATCCGCTGGGCGTCGTGACCGTGGCGTCTGCCGTCAGCGGCGCGTAGAAGACCAGATCAGAGGCTGTGATGCTGGTTGGATTGACACCCGCCCCCGCCGTGCCGCCGTTATGCAGGGCTGCGTGCTGGGCGGCCGACAAGCCCGTTTTCCAGGCGGCGCAATGGGCTATCTTGAAGCGGCCCGTAGATTGCCCCAGGCCCTCAGGCTGAAAAAATCCGATCCAAATTCCGTCCAGGGGCGAGTTGAAAGTGTTCTGCGCTGTGTTGATCGTTTGCGTTGCCACGCCGTTGAGGTAGGCAATACGCGCAACGCCGCCGAGCACCGTGATGCCAATCGTGTCCCAAGCGTTCGCATTGACCGAGCCAGCAGCCTCCAAACGACCGCTTCCATCTCCTTGCAACCGGACAAGATGATCGTACACAGTGCCGGTGGCGGCGCGCAGAACGGCGGAGTTGAATGTCTCGTTGCCAGCGTCCGTAATGCCGAAGAAGTTGGCCCAAAAAGACGCCGTTACCTTAACTTTCGCAACAATGGTCAAATCGGTCGTCGATGACCACAAGGCCGGCGAAAAGCCAGAGGCGCTAAGGCGCTGCGAATCTGCGCTAATGACGAGTGACATGCGTTAGCTCCTGCGCAATGCCCACAGCCCGGAATCCCAGGCCGGCTGAATGACGATCACATCCCACTCGGCAAAATAGGCCATTCGGCCGTTCATGCCGCTTGGCGTGGTCGTTGCCGGGTTGCCCGTGGTGGACACCGCCGTGGCTGCGTAGCTGCTGGCCGGATTGATCTGGACGAGCGTTTTTCCAGTAGCGGCCTGCCCGGAGTAGGCGTAATACACATCGCGCGTCGAGTCGTAGCACGCGCCCATGTAACTGCTATCCCAGCCGATGCTGAAATTGGCCTGCGCTCCCGTTAGCGCCGTGCCTGTGCGTATGCCGGTCGAAAGGTTGTATCGCTGAATCTGGCTAGTGTTTTCCGGGATAATTACCATCTCGTTGCGAACGCTATCCCGCACGACGCCGCCATATCCAAAATTTCCAGGTGGCGTGCCGTGGTCAGGGCCAATTTGGGTATAGGTGTTTGTCGTGACGTTGTACGACATCAGATGCACAGAGCCATTACCGTAGCGGCGGTTTTGCCAGAGCGCATAGATCAAATTGCCATCCGACACCATCCCGTCGCGCTGGTAGGGATTGCCGCCATAGGGGTCGTTGTCCACAAAGCTCGGCGCCTGGATACCCAGCGACCATTGCTTCGTGCTCGGGTTGAGAATGTTGGTCCAGCCCTCGTTGTTCGGGGCTATGGACATCGAAGTGGTTAGCTCAAGCCCGTAGTCCTGATAGAACCGCCAGCGCACAACGCGGCCCTGCGCAAACACCCACCAGCGGTAGACGTGCGCGCTGCTAGGTGTGTTGTCGAGGTTGTAGCTCGCGTAGACCTGCTGGCCATTGACCGTTTGATAGCGCACCCAATCGGCCTGCGCCGATCCATCTACCACGCGCGTCCAGGTAGGCGTGTTGGAGGCCAATTCGATGCCGTAGACGGCGTTGTCCGGCCCGTTGGTGTGCCCGCCACCGCTCAGGTAGATGTACGTTCCGTCAATGGCCCAGCTCGCCCAGCCGTTGATCGGGTCTTCGCCGCTGCCACGAACAAACTGCGACTGCCGCAAGTTTGCCGTCGTGCTCATGTTGGTGCCGGCGATCTCGGTCCAGGTGTTGGGCGCGAGCGCCGTCACCCAGCTCGGAGTCAACTTGACAGGCAGCAGCGGGTTGGCCGTGAACACCACCGCGCCGAACCGCGGCGCACACAGCGTGCGGATCGGCCCTTGCACGATGGCGTCGCTCTCGAAGATCGGCGTGCTGCCGTTGCGGAACTCCCACCGCACGGGCGCGATGCCCGCCGCGCCTGGCGTGTTGGGCGCCACGGCGGTGTCGGCCAGCACCGAGCCGCAGACGATGCCGCGCGGCGTGGCCGTGTTGACGCTGAACGGCGCGAGCGTCATGGTGCGCAGGTGCTGGCCGCCCGCGCCTTCGATGCGCAGCGTGACGTTGCCCGCGAACGCATCGCGCACGGCCTCGCACTGCTCCTGCTGCGTGGGGGCAGCAGCGTAGGCAGCGCGCGTGGCGGCGTGCAGGATGCGGGTGGGCATGTGCGGCGGCCGGGGTCAGTCTTCGGTGACTACGGTGCCAGCCGTCAGCACCGGCGTGACGCCGTTGCCGCACACGATGCTGGGGCTGATGGTGCCCTTGTAGAGCAGCACGCCCGCACCCGACGACGCGGTGCCGATGCCCCAGTGCGTGGCCGTGCCGCTGCCGCCGGTGCCGGCCGGGAAGGTCACGTCCGCCGCCAGCGCGACGGCGTTGCCGGTGACCACGAAGCCCGCGCCGCTGCGGGCCACGCCCACGCGGGCATAGCCGGTGTACGCGACCTCGCTGGTGCTCTGCGTGCCGGCTTCGTCGGGGTCGGCCGTGTGCAGGCTCATGAACAGCTGGCCGGCCGCCGTGCTGCCGCGCAGGCCGGTGGCGTCGCCGACGTTGGCGAAGTTCGTGTTCTGGAACAGCAGCTGCAGGTAGGCGGTTTCGAGGGCGTTGCTCTTGCTCATGCCGTGGGCCTTTCAGACGTGGATGGCTGGCGTTGACCAGCAAGAAAAACGGCCCCCTCGGGGGCCGTTGGCGCTTGCTGGCGGGGAGTCAGGTCGCCGAGATGCGCAGCAGCTTGATGGCCTGCGTGTTGCGCAGCCGGCCCCCGACGCGCTTGCGCACGTAGAAGTTGACGAAGCCCGGGGCGGTGATGTCGTCACGCGTCATGCGCATGCCCACGCGGTCGGCGATGAGGTAACCCTCCCGGAAGTCGCCGAAGGCGATCGGGAAGTTGTTCGCGCCGACGACCGGCATGTCCTCGGCCTCGGTGATGGGGTAGCCCATGAACGTCTCGGGCTGCCCGGCAACCAGCGAGGGCTGCCACAGGTACTGGTTCGTGGTGTCCTTGTACTTGCGCATGGCCGACAGGACCAGCTTGTTCGTGACCCAGCGCGCATTGGCCCGGTACCGCGCGCGCAGCGCATAGATCACGTCGTAAAAGACATCGGCCGAGGTGGGCAGCGCAGCGGCCTGGCCCGACGCGATGTACTGCAGCGTGCCGAACGCGCGGCTGGCATCGGCAGTGACCACCGGCGTGGGGCCGGCCAGGAAGCCCGTGGGCCGGTTGGTGCCGTTGCCGCTGACGAAGGCCAGGCCCTCGCCTTGGGCGATGGCTTCGGCCGCCGACGTGATCAGCCAGTTCTCCACGTCGAAGAACAGGTCGTCGAGAGACTCCTCCGAAGCGCGCGGCCGGGCCGATGCCATGCCGAAGGTGGGCGCCACCTCGGCCAGGTCGGGCGTGTTGGACTGGTTGCGCGTCGCCGCCTCACCGACCCACTCGAAGGCCGCGCCGTTGATGTCGAACAGCTCCTTGTAGTCCGGGCTGCCCACGGTGCGCACAGTGGCGATCTGGCGGATCGGGCTGATGTCCACGCTCAGGCGCTGGATCTGGCGCTCGATCACCTCGGGCAGCGCGAAACCGCCAGCGGAGCCGGTGCTGGTGACGGTCTGCGCGGCACGCGTCTCGAAGCCGTCGTCATCGCCGAAGGCCTTGGCCTCGACGCGGCGCAGTTCCTTGGCGCGCTGCTGCAGCGCGGTGCGGCGCTCGGGGTCCGTCGGGTTGCGCACCCAGGCCAGGAAGGCATGACGGTACGAGAGCGCCTCGGGCGTCTCGCGCTGCTCCTGCGAACCGGCGCCGGCCAAGCCGGGGCGCGAGAGCTTGGTCTGCATGGCATCGAGCGACGCCTTCAGCTCGGTGAGCGTGTTCAGTTCGGCATCGACCTTGCGGAGCTTCTCCTCGAGCAGCGGGTCCACGCTGCCCTTCGTCTTGAGCTCGAGCAGGCGCTGGTCGTTGGTCTTCTTGTACTCCTCGAACGCACCGGCGATGCGCTCGATGGTGTCGGTGAGCTTCTTCAGGTCGGGCGCTTCGCGGCGCTCGTACTTGAAGCCCGCCGCGGCGGCGGTGGACAGGAACGCGGCGTGGTGCGCCGCCATGATGGCGTTGAGCTTGCGGTTCATGGTGTGGTCCTTTCGGGGATCAGCTGGAGGGAGTCATGGAACGCAGCAGCCGCTCGGCTGCCGCGGTGGCCGCACTCACCCCATCCGCGTCGCGCAGATCCGGGGCAATACGGCGGACCTGGGCCACGAAGGCCCGGGCCGCGTCCGCTGAAAGGCCCGCGTCACGCAGGCACCTCTCGGCGTCCTTGAGGGTTTGGATGGCGCCAGCGTCGCCGGCCTTGACGCCGGTGATGCGGGCCTTGTCGTTGGCCGGGAAGGTGACGAGCGACACTTCCCACAGGTCGAGCTGGGTGAGCGTGCGCACGTCGCTGTCGCGGTCGTACATCCACTCTTTGCTTACGAAGCCGATGCTCAGGCCGTTGAGCGCACCCATCTTCAGCAGGGCGTGGGCTTCCTTGCCGCGGGTCGTCTCCAGCGCCAGGCGGCCTTTGATGAGCAGGCCCTTCTCGTCCTCGACCATCTCGGACCACACGCCGATCGGCTCGCTGGCGTCGTGCTGCCACAGCATGGCCGGCATGGTGCCGGCAACCTTGTGGGCGGCCAGGCTGGCGGCAAACGCGCCCGCGGCGATCACGTCGGCGTAGGCGTCTCGAACGCCGAACACGCTGCCGTAGCCTTCGACGCTGCCATCGCTGCCGCTGGCCTTGATGGCCAGGGCGAAAGTGCGCACCTGGCGCTGGTCGACGCCGCTGCGGCGCTGCAGCTCAGGGGTCTGTGGGGGGCGGCGAATCATCGTCGTCTCCTTGCTTGGGGGTGTTGCCCATGTTCATGGGCGTGAGCGGCTCGTCGAGGCCGTCGAGCGGGTCTTTGCCCTCTTCGTCGCGCAGCTCGTTGCGGGTGTAGATGCCCATTTCGGCCATCGTGCGCGCCCAGGTGGAGCGCGCGGCCATGTCGCCGGCCATCAGGTACCGGGTGTCGAACTCGGCGAACAGCGGGCCAGAGCCGTCGAGCAGGGTCTCGTCCAGGCGCTGCGTCCAGGCCATGTGCCAGGGCGCCAGCGTGTGCTTGACGTGGGCCGCGAAGAACGCCTCGCTGCTGGCGAAGGTGGCAGCCTTGTCGCCGTGGCCGACCATGATGGGGAAGACGTTGAAGGCCCGGCAGATTTCCTCGACCTGCATGCGGCGCGTCTCCAGGTGCTGCGCGTCGACGCCGGTCATGCTGGTCTGGATCCACTTGGCGGCGCGGTCCAGCACCATCGGCAGGCCTGTCCGCTCGGTGCCGCTGTACTGGCGGCGCAGCCAGGCGGTGAGCTTGTCGTGCTGCTCGCTGGTGAGCGTGCCCTCGACGCTGTAGGTGCCGCTGGGGCGCGCGCCGTTTTCGTGGAACGCGGCCTGCGACCGCTCGGCCGCCATGCCCAGCGCGATGGCGCTGGCGGCCGCGCGAACGTGATTCAGGGCGCCGATGTAGTCCCACTGCATGCCGTGCAGCACGAACACGTCGTCCGGCATGAACTCGCCCACGAAGCCGAAGTCGTCCCAGACGCGGTACCGCACCTCGTAACGCGCCACGCGGCGCACGTCCCACCGGCCCGGCAGCACGGGGATCAGCTCGCGCACGCGGCGGTTGGCCGATCGCACCTTGATCGACAGCGCGGCGCCCGTCAGCGCGGCGTGTGCGGTCATGAGGCGGCGCCACTCGTAGCTGGTCTGCCACTCGTTCGGCCGGCGATTGAGCAGCCGGTACTCTGGGATGTTGGTCGCGCGCTCGCGCTTGCCGTTGGCCAGCTCGCGGAACACCTCGAGGCGCGGCGTGGCGCAGCCGTCGGCGATGGTTCGGACGCAAGCCAGCACCGTGGCAACCTGCAGCGCCGTCTTGTCGGTGACCAGCAGACCGGCGATGCCGCGCCCAGCATCGGTGCCATCGATCAGCGTGGCAATCTGGTCGTATGTCAGCTGGCTGGCCTTCTGGCCCAGCAGGCGGCGCCACCAGCTCATGCAATGCCCTCGGTTTCGGGGGAGTCCCAGAAGGATGTGCCGCCGGCCGCCTCGCCCAGCATCGCCCGCCCCATCGCCAACACCGTGGCCACCGCCGCGTCGATCTTCTTCTCGGCGCTGCCCTTGCGGGGGAAGATGTTGCCGTTGCGGTCCTCGAAGACCTCGACGTTGCTGAACATCCACAGCGTGGCGGGGTTGCCGTCGTGGTGGAAGCGGCCGGCGTCGATGAGGGCGGCGATCAGTTTCATCGGCTCGCTCAGGTTGCGGGTGGTCATGGGCACGTCCACCACCGCGAAGCCGGCCTCCTGCAGCGCGGGCGCGATCTCGCGCGAGCCCCAGGAGTCCATGGGGATCTCGGCGATGACGTGCTGCTCCGCGGAGGCTTCGACCTCCTCCTGGATCTGCCGCAGGTTGATCATGTTGCCCGGGGTCTTCACCAGGTGGCCGGCCGTGACCCAGGCCTGGTAGTGCTGGTTCTCGGGCTTCTCGACGGCGGCGGCGGGCAGCCAGTGGCGGCTGAAGAGGTAGTAGTGCCACTCGCCGGCCTGCTCGCGCCGGAAGATCCAGGCCGCGCTGGCGATGTCTTGCTTGCTGGCCAGGTCGAGGCCCACCCAGCAGGTCTCACCCTTGAAGTCTTCGCGCTCCAGGCGGTCGGCGCCGCCCTTGGCCAGCTGCTCGAGGTTGAGCCAGGGGCTGGCGGCGTTGACCCAGACGTTCAGGTGCTTGGTCTTGAAGACGGCCTGCCGGCGCGGGTCGCGCACGGCGTCGGCCTGGTCGGCGATGAGCTTGTCGGGGTTGATGGACACGCCCAGGCCGGGGTTGGCCTTCCACAGCACGGCCGGGTCGGTCCAGTCGTCGCCCTTGTCGACGGTGTAGACGATGCCCCAGCGGCGCTCGTCGACCACCGCGCCATCCAGCACCTTCTGCAGCTCGAGCTGGTGCTGGAAGCACGGGCCGCCGATGTTGCTGCCCGCGGTGGTGATGACGAGCAGCAGCGGCTGGCTGCGGGCCAGCATGCCCGTCCACATGGTGTCGTAGAGCTCGCTGGTGGCGTGCTCGTGGTATTCGTCCACCAGGGCGCAGCTGGGGCTGGCGCCGTCGCCGGGCTTGCCGATGAGGGGCTCGAACTTGCTGTTGGTGTCGAGCACCGCCAGGTTGCTGGCGTTGGGGATGATGCCGAACTGCGCGCGGAATTCGGGGCTGGCCTGGGCCATCAGACGCGCGGGGCGGAAGACCTCCTGCGCCTGGTCGCGGCTGGTGGCGCCGCTGAACACCTCGGCGCCGTGCTCGCCGTCCACCGCCAGCATGTACAGGCCGATGACGGCGGCCAGCGTGCTCTTGGCGTTCTTGCGCGGCACGTAGAGGTCGGCCTTCGTGAACCGGCGCTTGCCGGTCTCGACATGCACCCAGCCGAAGATGCTGGCCAGGACGAACACCTGCCAGGGCTCGAGCTGGATGCGCTCGCCGCGCGCGGCCCAGTCGCCCTTGATGTGCGGCATCAGCTCGGCGAAGTGACACACGCGCTGGGCCGGGCGGTAGGTCTTGTTGCGGCGCGTGTCCTTGAGCTCAGGGTTGAACGCAAACGGCAGCTCGCCGGCTTCGCTGCGCGTCAGGTCGCGCAGGTGGCGCTGGCAGGCCAGGCGCACCCAGCGGCAGGCCACGATGCGGCCCTCGGCCACGTCAGTGGCGTAGGCGGTGGCGATGGCGGCGAAGTCGCGCACGTCAGAGAGCCCCGAAGCCGGTGCCGTCGCCGTCGTCATCACCCATGCCGGGGAGCGGGCGCTGCAGGTGGTTGCTGGGGTTGACGCGCCCGCGGCTGGCAGGGTCCAGGCCGAAGCTGGCCATGAACTTGTTGACCTGCTCCATGGCCTTGTTTGCGATGACCCAGTGCGGGCTGTACGTCATGTGGCCGTTGGGCGTGGGCACGGTCATGCCGTCGCCGCCGGTGTACTCGCGGCCATCGGCCTCGGCCTCGGCGCGGCGCTGCTCGGCCAGGTCCATGGCGCGGCGCAGTTGCCGCTCGGCCCACACCCAGCGCGCCCAGGCCTGGCAGTAAAGCGCGAGCGCGCTGCGGTCGAGCTTGCTGACCAGGCCGTAGCGCTCCAGCTCGGGCGTGATGCGCCGCCACTCCTTGCGGGCCTCAGGCAGCAGGTGCGGCGGGCAGCCGGGGATCTCGATCTCGGGCTGGAGGCTGTCGAGCAGCTGGCCGACCGGCAGCTTGCTGGGGTTGCCCCGCAGCAGGTGCACGTTCGCCGGCAGCGGCTTCGGGCCACGGGCGCCCATCAGAGTGCACCCCACTCGACTGTTTGGGGTACCCCCCCACCCGAAACTCCCGCACGCGAAAATTTGGC